AGAAACCGGACTGCCCGCATCAGGAAATCATTGCCCTGTATCACGACCTGCTGCCCGCCAGCCCCGCAATTCGCGATTGGACGCCGACGCGCGCCGCCCACCTGCGCGCACGCTGGAACGAGGATGCGAAGCGCCAGAGCCTCGATTGGTGGCGTCGCTTCTTCGCATTCGTGGGCGAATCGCCATTCTTGACGGGCAAGGTCACGTCAAACGGTCGCAAACCGTTCATGGCCTCGCTCGACTGGCTCTGCAAGGCGGAGAACTTCGCGAAGGTCCGTGAAGGCCGCTTTCACGACGCGGAGGCCGCATGAGCGAGCGCGACACGCAACGCACCACCCTGCACTCCGTGGAGGCCGAGCAGAGCGTTATCGGCGGCCTGCTGCTCGACAACGATGCAATCGACCGCATTGGCGACCTGCGCACCGAGCACTTCTACCGCGCCGACCATAGGGCCATTTTCGAGCAGGTCACGGCGATGATTGCCGCCGGCGGCGCGGATGTGGTGACAACCTTTGCCGCGTTGCAGGCCAAGGGCAAGGCCGAGCAGGTGGGCGGGCTGGCGTACCTGAATGCGCTGGCACAGAACACGCCGAGCGCGTCGAACATCGCCCGATATGCCGGAATCGTGCGAGACCGGGCGCAGAAGCGCGGATTGCTCACGGTAGCCGTCGATATACAGGACTCCATAGGCTCGACGCCCGACGACGCAGCAACGCTGATTGACCGCGCCGCCACGAAGCTGGAAGCGCTGTCTGAGGGCGTGGTGAAGCGGGAGCCGAAACCGGTAGCGCAAGGGCTGGCCGAACACCTGGCCGAGCTTGAGCGCCGTTCGAGCGGCACGTCGCCCGCCTTCTCGACGGGATTCCCTGACCTCGACAAGCGATTGAACGGCGGGTTGCGTCCGGGCTGGCTGGCGATTCTGGCGGCGCGTCCGGGCATGGGTAAGACGGCGCTGGCACTGAACATCGCCGCGCACGCCGCCGAGCGCCATAGCGTGCTGTTCCTCTCGATGGAGATGCCCGAAACCGAGCTGCACGACCGCCTCATTTCCTCGCTTGGGCGCACGCCCCTTGCTCGCGTGATGGAAGCGCCAGCCGATGACAACGAATTCTGGGGACGTGTCACGGTCGCCGCGCAGAAGGTCACGGGGCTGAACCTGCACATTGACGACCAGGCCGCATTGCGATTGCAGGACGTGCGCGCCAAGGCCCGGATGGTGAAGCGAAAGCACGGCCTCGACCTGATTGTTGTCGACTACCTGCAACTGATGGCCGGCGACGGCGCGAACCGGAACGCGGAGATTGAGGGCATATCGCGCGGGCTCAAGGCGCTCGCGAAGGAGCTTGGCGTCGCGATTCTCTGCCTGGCGCAATTGAACCGCCGTGTTGAGGACAGAGGCGGTATGCCGAAGCTGTCCGACCTGCGCGATTCGGGCGCTATCGAGCAGGATGCCGACGCCGTGCTGTTCATCCATCGCGAGGAAGTATCCAACCCAGACGCGGGCGAGCAATGGCACGGCTTCGCCCAAGTGCGCATCGCCAAATTCCGGCACGGCGGTACGGGCGACGTTGCGCTGACCTATCGCGGAGAGTTTGTGACGTTTGAGAGCCACGCGGGACCGTGGCCGACACAACCGGCAAGCCGACCCGCGCGAAGCCGTGGATTCGACTGATGGCGCGGCGGCGCGCTATCCCTGCAAGCAGACATACGAGGCACACGAATGATTGACGGATTGGTAAGTGGTCGGCTGGTCGGTTCGGCCCAAGCGCGCACCGGGCAAAACGGGCGGCGCTTCGTGACGGCAAAAATGCGTGTTCCGGCAAGCGATGGCGGCGCGCTGTTCGCCAGCATCATCACGTTCTCGGAATCGACAGGCGACGCCCTGCTGGCGCTCAATGACGGCGACTCAGTGGCGCTGTCCGGTTCGGTTGTGCCGAAGATATGGGAGGACCGGCACGGCGACGCCCGCATCGGCCTCGACGTGACCGCACACGCCGCCGTGACCGCGTATCACGTTCGGCGCAAGCGGCGCGACGTTCAACCGGCAACGGCAGACGAACGCACGACGAGCAACACCACGGACGAAGCCGGCGACGACCTATAGCGCATCCGCACGCGACGGGCGGCGCGTTATCACCGCCCCGCCGCGTGTGGATAACTTCCGCTCGCATCGCTGCACGTTATTTAGGCAAATCGCCCATATCGCCGCCCGTCTTTATCTACGCTCGTTTCCCGTAAAGCGTACAAAAGTTATTCACACATCGACAATGTGATAAGCAGCGTTATGTTAAATTGAGTACGTTCACACGGGTAAATGTACTCATATCGGGAGACGCGCTATCATCATCCACACCATCAACCCTCACGCGCACGCGAGACGCAGCCATGACGCCTGACGAATTCACCGCATCACTTGCTCGCCTTGGCTGGAAGCAGTCCGACTTTTGCCGCATGGCGGACGTGGACAAGAACACGCCGAGCCGATGGGTGAACGGCATCACGCCGATTCCTGGCTGGGCGGCGCGGTTCCTCGAGATGGCCGAGCGCATCAAGCAACTGGCCGCGCTTATCGAGCCGCCCAAGGCATAGCACGACCGAGCGGCGGCGCGCTGCCGTCTGTCCTGTCCGCAGTCCTGCCGCGATGCTTCGGGGCTGGAAAGAGACAGACCCGATAAAGCGCGCCCTGAGCCGATGATTGGCCCGATGGCTATCGAGGCATAGGCAGACGCGCAGCAGCGGCACGGCGGCGCGCGCTCGCAAGCGCCAGCGACATTGCCGCGCACTCGACACCCCGGGGGGGCATGAAATCTCTACGATTGCACGATGCGGGACACCACGCGACCTCCCACGCAGAGAAAAAATTCCCCTTTTCAACTTTTGTTAATCAAACGGGTGAGGTCATGCCGAGGCCGAAAGCCGCACCAGATAAGGCGTTGCGCCGTTTTCATGTTAAGGATGATGTTAAAGGGCTGTTAAAGAATCAAACGCCGGAAATCAAACGCTGGCCGGAAGCAGTGGGCGGCACGGGACACCCCAGGGGGGGGTGAAAATCTCTAATCCCGCCATGTGGGACACCGCTCGTCCCCCTTCGCAACCATAAACGTCCAGAAAAAAAGTAAAAACGCGCCGCCACTCGACGGCCGATGGAGTGCCTTGAAGCGCAGCCGAACCGCGCCGCACGCCGCCAATGAATCAGGTGCCATGCGACAGATTGCCGCGCCGCGCAACCGCTTCGCTGACAGCCATTGGTGCCGCGTGGCCCAATCGGCACATGCGTTGCGGCACCAATCTCGCGGCAAAACATGTTCAAGACCCAATTATTGAGGTTGACAAATGACCACCAAAAACAATAATTCGTCAACCAAGGAGATTTACAGTGATAAGCGACCGCATCCAACGCGCCCGGCTCCTGCGGGGCCTAAGCCTTGAGGCTCTCGCGCAGCGCATGGGCGACATTACCAAGCAGGCTCTCAGCAAGTTTGAGAAGGGGGAGGCTGTCCCAAACTCCGCGCGCCTGCTGCAACTGGCCCGGGTGCTTGAGGTAAAGCCAGAGTACTTCTTTCGCCCCGACGCGTTCGAGTTGGCTTCCGTCGAGTTTCGGAAGCTCTCCAAGATGCCGGCTCGCGACCAAAAGGCCGTCATCGAGCAAGCTCGCGACCATTTGGAGCGGTATCTTGCGCTCGAGCAATGCTTTGAAGTTGCCAATGTTGCCGTGCAACCGGTGCCGGCCGAGTCCCTGCCCGTGCGCAACTTGGAAGAGGCCGAGCAAGCAGCAGAGCGGCTGCGCGAGGAATGGCGCTTGGGTAGCGATGCCATCGCCAATTTGACCGAGCTGCTGGAAGAGCACGGAATCAAGGTCGCCCTGCTTGACGGCATTGATAAATTCGACGGCGCTTGCGTCGCGACTCAGGACAAGCAGCATGTCTTAGTGGCTCTGAACCGACAGCGCCCTGGCGAGCGCCAGCGCTTTACCGCGGCGCACGAGTTGGGCCATTGGGTAATGGCGCTTCCCGTGGATATGCCCGAGAAGGACAAGGAGGCGTGCTGCCACCGCTTCGCGGGGGCATTGCTGTATCCGCGGGAACGTGTAAAGGCAGACTTCGGCGGCATGCCACGTCATCGTGTGCTGCCTCAGGAGTTGATGCTGGCCAAGCGCGGATACGGCGTCTCCGCGGGCGTGGCGCTGCGCCGCCTGAAGGATTTGGGTTTGATTGCCGACAATCTGTATCGGTCGATGAACATTCAAATGGCGTCAATGGGCTGGAAAAGCGCGGAGCCAGAGGCCATGACCCCCGAAAAGCCCCTGCGATTCACGTCGCTGGTTTATTGGGGATTGGCCGAGGGCTTGTTCACCCCATCCCGCGCGGCAGAATTCTTGCAGCAGCCGATATCGGCTTTGGAGACCGAGGCCCCCGTAACGCTGGAGGCTTGATGGCCAAGGTATACGTTTCTGATACGAATATCTGGATTGATTTTCACCATGCCGCGCTACTCAACGAACTATTCCAGCTCCCGTTTTCCTTGTGCTGTACGGATTTCGTGGCGTCAGAACTGGACATGCCCAAACTGACTCCGCTGGTCGACCTGGGGCTCATTGTCGAGTCGATAGACGGAGACGACGTTCAGCAGTTGTTCGACCTGACACGACAGCACAACAACCCGTCTCTGGCCGATATGTCGTGTTACTTCCTCGCGAAGAAGCGCGGCCTCCCTCTGCTCACTGGAGACGGGCAATTGCGCAAGCTGGCCAAAGATGAGCGCGTCGAGGTTCGCGGCGCACTCTGGTTGCTTGACCAGATGGTTGAACACGCCGTGATAGAGGCACGCCGCGCCGCCGAAGCATTGCGCGCCATGCTCCGAAACAATGCGCGCCTTCCCGAAAGGGAGTGCGATATTCGGCTTGAGCGCTGGGACGCGTGATGCCGGAACGTTTCCTCTCCTTGCCTCGCCGCTGCTCGCCCCGCAAGGGATGGGCGAAACGCTCCCTCCCGCGCCCATGAAACGTTACCCGACCGTTACAAGGCCGTTACCGTAACGCGTGACCGGGCCGCGATGGCGCGACCCGCCCCAAGCCCGTTGAAATCTGGAGCCGCTCGAAATCTGGAGGGGGATGAGTTTTCGAGGGGGTGAATTTGGGACTGTTCCCCCATCGGGAACCGTGCCGTTTTCGGGCCTGTTGACAGCGCGCCGCCCACCGCGCAAAGGGCGTGTAAAACGCCGCCCCCTTGCCGACCGTGACCGACGCGCGCCGCCTGTATGAACTCACCGTAATCCAGCGGTTGACGCCGCCAATGCGCCCCGTGCCGATGCTGACCGAACGCTAAATACCCGGAAATCCGGTACTTTGGCCCCATCGGCACGCCCCGCGCCAATGCCGGGTTTGCCCTCCTGACGAAGCGCCACCAATGGCATACGCTGATATGTGTAGTGCTGAACACGTCCTTAGTATTTTGGCCCGCCGTCTGCGGGCTTTTTGTTGCCTGTTCGGCATTGATTCGTGTTGCGCTGCTTCGATTGGCGGGCGTATACTCTCATCGTGCCTGAGACAACAGGCAACCGGATTGGCGTCCGGAACTGTACTGGCGGACAACCGCCGATTGGCGGTATTTTTTCGTCCGCACATCAAGCGCCTTCTATGGTCGGGCCTTGGTGGGGGTGCGCTCGCGCACGCCGGTTTCCAGTACGCC